GTTGGCTTTTTTGAGAGACCCAGCTCATCTTCAAGCTGTGCAATCTTGTCTCTGATTGCCTGTCGCTTTTCGTGCAGAACGGCAATGTCTCTTGGCGGAATTTTTCCGCATGCCAGCAACTCATTGTAGCGTGCTATCTGCCAGTCACCGACATCAGACTCTCTTGATGTCAGTTCAAGCTTAAGTTCTGCAAGCTTGTTGTAGCTATCTTCAGTTTCAGTGTCAGTCATTTTTATTCTCCATTAAGGTATGAAAAAATCTATCTGAAGTTTGTAAGGATTTGTAATTGTGATAATGTGTAGGCTGTTTTGTCGAGATTTCTCTTAAAATTCCGCCTCTCCAAGAGCGATACTGAGCTCTAAGGTCTTCCCTGCTTAAAATTCTGTTAAGCTTTTTGATCTTAATTCGTTCTCTTGCAAAATTGCTTTTATGCAGACTCATCGTAATCTTGCCGGTCGGTGACAAGATGTATCTGACTTTTAAGAAAGTAAAGGGCTTATTTAAAGGTGCGATGTGAGTTTTCTTCAGATTAAGATAAAGACCCAGCTCAGAGCTTAACTTAACAATATCGTTTAGTAAGTCTTTTAGAAAATTCTTATCAGGATGAATGATGTAAAAGTCATCCATATATCTGCCATAAAATTTACAGCTTTTGACTATCTTTATAAAATTATCAAGCTTTGTTGGAAAGAATATGCCACAGGCTTGACTGATTTCGTTGCCAATATCAACACCTCGCTTTAAAACAAACGGTCCTGTAATTCTGTTCTGATAATAATCGAGTGAACTGAAAGGCTGATGCTGATATCTGATGTAATCTTCGCATGGTAGAGATTTTTCAAAAATTTTAAGAGTGTGACATAAAAACTTAATGCTGCCTTCATCAAGAATCGGAGACAGCATCTCAATCAGTTTCTGATGGTCTATGTTGTCAAAAAATTTACTGAAGTCACCCTGTAGGATATAGCCTCGATTCGTCTTATATCTGCAGTAATACTTCCAAAGATGAACTCTTAACCGTTTACGAGAGAAATCCGTTCCTTTACCTCTTAAACTTGCTCCATTGTCATAGATTAAATGAGGTCTGATGCTTGGAATTAACACATTCTGACAGAATGAATGTATAGGAACTCTGTCAGCTACGGTAGTTGCAACAATATGTCTCTTTTTGCCACGTTCGTGTATGTCAAATTCAGTTCCTTTGCTGAATTTGAAAGTGCCGTTTTTAAAATCTTTTGTAAATTTTAAGATTTGCTTAAAGGCGTTTAGAGCGTATGTTTGAATTGAGCCTTTAAAGTTGACAGGCTTTCTCAGCTCCTGAAAAGATTGAAAAAGAATGTCGGGACTGAATGCCTGTATTAATGTCATAGGTTTGCGCTCTTGAGCAGTTTTAGCTGACGTATCAGAAAACATAGAGCGCAATAATTTAGAACGTTTAAAGCTCAAGGACTACCTCTCCTTGTCGCAGTTTGATCGATTTTTATACTTTGGCTTAAAAAAGTTAGAGGTATAAACCGTACTGCGAGAATCAGAAGGGCGCGACCATTAACGCATTGGAAGTGTTGTTATTGTTCGCATTACCGTTATTGTTGCAATTACACGCATTAGACGAGGAGGCCTTATAGAGGTAACCCTTCATCAATTATAACTGAATTATTTAATTTTTTCAAAAACTTATTATCAGATTTACGCCATCTTTTAAGAGATGCCTCAAAAGACATGATGTCTTCAGTGAGCAGAATATATTTTGATGCGTTTAGTTTGTGGATGATACTTGCGCACTGAAGTTCCTGAATGAGGTATTCACAGTCTCCAATTGCAAGTGTGGATAGCTCACGTCTTTTGTAATATTCCTCAATGCAGACAGGAAAGATTGAATTTGCGTGTGTAATGTGGTCCAGCATATCCGTCAATATTCTTAATATTGATCTTCTTGTCTCGTCTGACTTCCAGAAGTCGTGTCTTTCAAGAATTAAACCTTCCGCATTCTGGAAATAGCGCACTTTTATATCTGAAAAATCATCAGTGATAAACTGAGTTACCTTCACTCTGAGTTTTAGAAATTTATCAAAAAATTCGGTGCTTGTAGGCTTTCTTTTAGATTTTGGGATGTTACTCATAGAATCTCTTACCCCCGCCACAAGGGCGGGGGAATTAACTTTCGTAATTAGCTTACGCAATCAAGCAGACGGGCGCGACCAATAACGCACCGGAAGTGTGGGTATAGCTCGCATGACCGCCATTGTTGCAACGACACGCATTAGACGAGGAGGCCACATCCTGGAACCAAACATCTCTTCTGCCCCATACCTCAAGCGTATGTCTAAACTTGAAAAGGGCAAGCTGTTCTTTCTGTGCACCGCAGTCGAAACCTGAAGACTGCCAATGATTATTGCCGTAAACGTTAGCCTCTGACAAAAGGTCGCACTTGCTGTCATACCATTCCCATGAGGAGCTCGCGCCGGTCCATGCTGAGTAACCTTTTACAGGGGCGTTGGTGTTAGTTGCATTAGACAGAAGATTTCTGAATGTTAATAGACTAATTCCTTGATCTTCAAAGTCTTTTTTAAGCCAATAAGTATATACTTTTGGTAAAATACTTTGTTTCATAAAGGAATTATAATAAGCACTAGAGGTGTTATTCTTACCTTCGCTCCAATTGTCTGACGCCCAAGGTGCATAACCTTGAGTGGTATTATTAACACCTGAACCTGCATATGTTCTGCCTGACCATAACAAATTGCCGGAATTGCCTGCAAGAATCTCAGGAATTAAACATAAATGATGTCTTGTAAGTGGTGAATCGCCACGATTGAACCAATAGTCGTTATGGGCTACTATCCACTTGGTGCCGGTAGATTTACCAATAATGTAATCTCCAGGATGTACATTACGAAAGTCACCTTGAGCAATCTGAGCGCGAAGTGTACCTGCTCCGTTACCAGCGTATATAAGATTAGTTATATCGCGTGGGTTGAAGTAGTCATTACCGTTGTTGATTCCCATTAGATTGGTTAATCCAGTGGCAAGCTGGTTAATCTGCAGATGATTAGGTGTTTCACCTAGTGCGAGAATCGCATTGTGCAGTTCTGAAGCAACTGCATGGAACCATGCAGCGCCTGGTACAGTTGGTAACTGATTTTCTGAGGCACTTCCTGATGAGGCGTAACCCTCAGAGGCAAGTGAGGACAGCTCAGGAGGAGTAGTTGCGTTTGCGAATGCCTGATAATGTTTATTGTCCATTATATCACCTTGATTGCGTAGACGAATGTTACTGAATTTGGCTGAACGGTTGGGCTGTTGCCATAAATCGGATTAGAACGCGAAGCGTCAAAAGACACCTGATATTCGTTGATAATTTGATACCATAATGTCGCGTGATTGTCAGTGCCAAATGGTCTTTCCACTCTGAAAGCTCCACCAACTGCCGATGTGTCATCATTTGTTTGAGTTGTGCCTGTAATGTTTGGCAGACCCGCGCTCTTATACTGTCCAGGAGAATTTGAGCCTTCGGCAAAACGACCGTTCATATTAGGCAGAGTAAAGCTATCTCCCCACCCCATTTTAGTGAAAAGTGAAGGATACTGTGAGCGATAGATAGTCTGTCCTGCAAGTTTGAGCCAGCCTGAAGGGATGGCGTTGCTTAAGAACATGCACACAGCACCCGTAGGGGTTAAATGATTTTGATGTGACTCTGCGAGGTTGTAAGCATCCACACCCTTGTCATAAGCTACTTTCACTGAATTAGGTGTTGCAGCTTCAGAAGTTGAAGTGCTTGACACACTGTTGGCAAGCTTAACGCGACCTTTTGCACTGAGACTTGCATCGCGTGTAGCTTCAGTCCAAGTCTGTGACAGAGCAAAACTTGTAGGAGCGGTGTTCTGAGCAGTGTCGTTTACGTTGTTGCTCAGCTTCACCTTGCCGAAAACAGAAGTAGAGGCGAATGGAATATCACATAGAATTCTGATTGCCTGTGCAAGCTGGTTTACTTTTGTTTTGTCAGGTGTGATTCCTGCTTCAATAATGCAGTTGCGGATTTCTTCGCCAATCTGATAGAACCACCATGCGCCTATGCGGGTAGCGAGAACGCCAAGGTCGGTGTTACCTTCGGTAGGGAATCCTTGAGCAAGGGCATTGTCAGGTGAAGGTATTGAAGCTGAAGCGTCAGCACTTAAATATCTACTATCCATTTTTAATCCTCATTATTTGTAGTTGCGATTTCGCTTTCTACAACGTTGCCATAACTGAATACTACTTTTGCCCAGCACGGTGCAAAGCTCTTGACTATGCATTCAAACACCTCAATGCCCCATTCTGCGAGTCGTCTCTGTGCTGATGACGTAGTTCTAAAGTAAGTGATTGACGTCTCATCTTCAGTGTGAATGATTATCTGCAGTCCCCACTGGCTGTCGTACAAGCCTGTGTTCATCGGTGATGACACAGTATGAAGGGTGTTGGTATATAGACTTACAGTCTCGAAACCGAGAGCGTTACATATCATATTGATGCATTCGACAAAACTGTAGCCTTGAGAGTAGATTTTTAGACACAAAAGTGTGCGGTACAGATCTAAGTCAGCATTAACGTCAAGAAGACATTTATCTGGAATACCCCACTGATGACACCAGTCATCAAAGGTTACTGAACACGTCTCAGGTGAGGCCTCACGAATCAGCATTAATATGTCGTTGTCTATTCTTGCAAACTCAAGAGATGCAAGTTCAAGCACCTTGTACAGAAATTCATTCCCTTCAAGCTCCCAGGCTGGACCTTGAGGCAGGAGTTTCTGCAGAGCTCCCATATACTGCTCTGAAGT